AGGTTGACTTGTTTCCTGTTCCTGATGGCGTATATACATTGAAGTTTGATGTAACTATCCCACAAGCAAATCTAAGTTCCGATTCAACATCTGTAAAAGTTCTTGATTACTTGGTGACTCAAAGTGCTTATGCTCGTGCTTTGATTGAGCGTGGTGAAGATGGTGGAACAAACTCTTCCGAGGCTTATGCCTTGTTTAGAGGAATGCTCTCTGATGCCATTGCATTGGAGTCCACTCGTTATCCTGAAGACAACTTTGTGGCGGTCTAATGGCAGCACAACTCCAAAGTTATAGTCTCTCAGCACCAGGCTTTTATGGCCTGAATACTGAAGATTCTCCCCTTGATTTAGGGGCTGGCTTTGCTTTGGTTGCAACTAACTGCATCTTGGATCAGTATGGTCGTATTGGTGCTAGAAAAGGTTGGTCAAGGGTTAATTCCTCATCTGGTGCTTTGGGTGCTAACGATGTTGGTGTAATCCATGAGTTAGTTCAGACTGACGGGACTCTTACAGTTCTGTTTGCTGGCAACAACAAGATATTTAAACTTGGTACTGCTAATGCGGTGACTGAGTTGACCTATGGTGGTGGTGGTTCTGCTCCTACCATTACTGCGTCTAACTGGCAGACTGCATCCTTAAATGGCATTGCTTACTTCTTTCAAACAGGTCACGATCCTCTGATTTATGACCCCGCTATAAGTACAACTACTTATCGCAGAATATCTGAGAAGTCAGGTTATGTAGCGACTGTTCCTCAAGCCAACATTGCTATTTCAGCATTTGGTCGCTTATGGGTGGCTAATACTGCTACTGACAAAGTAACAGTAACCTTCTCTGATCTGATTGCAGGTCATGTATGGGGTGGTGGTACTTCAGGCTCATTAGATGTTTCCCGTGTGTGGCCTAATGGTGCTGATGAAGTGATGGGCTTGGCAGCTCACAATGATTTCTTGTTTATCTTTGGTAAACGACAGATTCTTGTCTATTCTGGTGCTTCAACACCCGCATCCTTGGTTTTGAGCGACACAATTGGTTCTATTGGATGTATTGCAAGAGATACCATTCAAAGCGTTGGTTCTGATGTAATTTTCTTGTCAGACTCAGGTGTTCGTTCACTGATGAGGACAATCCAAGAGAAGTCTGCTCCTTTGCGAGATTTGTCTAAGAATGTTCGTTTTGACCTAAATTCAGCATTGGTAAGCGAAACACTGGCTAATTTGAAGTCTGTTTACTCAGAAAAAGAAGCCTTTTATCTGCTTGTTTTACCCGCAACATTCCAAGTTTACTGTTTTGATACCAAACAATCTTTGCAAGATGGTGCTTCCCGTGTAACAAAGTGGGACTCAATTGCACCAACTGCTTTGCGTTCATTGCGTAATGGTGACCTATACATTGGTAAGAATGGCTACATTGGTAAGTATGGAACTTATCTTGATGATGCCAACACGTACCGATTTGCGTACTACACCAACAATGCTGACTTGGGCAATCCTAATCAGATTTCCATCTTAAAAAACATTACTGCTATTGTTATTGGTGGGTCTAATCAGTTTTTAACGATCAATTGGGGTTTTGATTATTCTGGTGCTTATCGTGCAGAGAATATTTATATTCCTTCACAGACAAGTTATGAGTATGGAACTGCTGAGTACAACATTGCTGAATACACAAGTGGTGTGCCAATTAAGACGCTAACAGCGAATGCTTCTGGTGCGGGAAAGATTGTCCAAACTGGTTATGAAACAACGATTAACAATGTTTCATTTTCTCTGCAAAAGATTGAAATTCAAGCCAAAGATGGCAAAATAGGGTAAGAGGTAAACTATGTCAAATTACACCAAAACTACTAACTTTGCATCAAAAGACAACCTGTCACCTGGCAATCCTTTAAAGATTGTTAAGGGTACTGAGATTGATACTGAATTTAATAATATTCAGACTGCTGTTGCGACTAAAACAGATAACTCTGCCGCCAACATTACTGGTGGTTCAATTACTGGAATTACAGATTTAGCGGTTGCTGATGGCGGTACAGGTGCTTCTACGGCTACTGCTGCTTTGAATAACCTTCTGCCAAGCCAAACAAGCAATGCTAACAAGTACCTTCAGACTGATGGCACTAATGCTTCTTGGGATGCAGTAAGCCTTTCAACATCTGACATTACAGGAACTCTTCCTGTTGCCAATGGTGGTACTGGTGTAACTTCATCTACTGGTACAGGCTCTGTTGTTCTGTCAAACAGTCCTACTTTGGTGACTCCCGCATTGGGTACTCCCGCTTCTGGTACGGCAACTAACTTAACTGGTCTGCCGATCTCAACAGGTGTTTCAGGTCTTGGTACTGGTGTAGCTACATTCTTGGCTACGCCATCATCTGCAAACTTAATCTCTGCCATAACAGACGAAACAGGTTCAGGTGCTTTGGTGTTTGCCAATAGCCCTACTCTAGTAACTCCTGCTTTGGGTACTCCTTCAGCTTTGGTAGGAACTAACATCACAGGTACTGCGTCTGGTTTGACAGCAGGTAACGTCACAACTAACGCCAATTTAACAGGTGCAGTCACTTCTGTTGGCAATGCAACTTCTTTGGGTTCATTTAGTTCTGCAAACCTTTTGGGTGCTTTGACTGACGAAACAGGTACAGGATCAGCAGTATTTGCTACTTCACCTACTTTGGTAACTCCTATCCTTGGAACGCCTACTAGCGCAACATTAACGAACGCTACAGGGCTTCCAATCTCTACTGGTGTGTCTGGTCTAGGAACGGGCGTAGCAACGGCTCTAGCGGTCAATGTAGGCTCTTCTGGCGCACCTTTGGTCAATGGTGGTGTTCTTGGAACTCCATCTAGCGGTACTGCTACAAACTTAACTGGTCTACCTTTATCAACAGGTGTGACAGGTCAACTACCCGTTGCAAATGGCGGTACAGGAACAGCAACTCCTAGCATTGTTGCGGGAACAAACGTAACTGTTACTGGCACATGGCCTAACCAGACCATTGCGGCATCTGGTGGCTCTGGAACTGTCACTAGCGTTGCGGCAACAGTCCCAAGTGTCTTTAGTGTCTCAGGTTCACCTATTACCACATCTGGCACATTGGCAATGACCTACTCAGGTACTGCTTTGCCAGTAGCTAATGGTGGTACAGGTCAAACATCCTATACAGATGGTCAACTGCTTATTGGTAACACAACAGGCAACACTCTGACTAAGGCAACATTGACTGCTGGAACTGGAGTTAGTGTCACGAATAGCACTGGTTCAATCACGATTGCAAATACTAGCCCAAGCCAATGGACAACTAGCGGCACACAGATTTACTACAACACAGGTAATGTTGGAATTGGAACTACCTCTCCTGACACCTATACCGATGGTAGTAAAAACTTAACTTTACTTAGTTCTTCAGCAGGTCGCAGTAATTTTGCTTTGGTTGGTACGCAATCATCAGCAGATGAAATTCTTGGAAGAATTAATTTTACAAATACGAATACATCTAATGCTGCATATCGTCTTTGTATCATTGATGCAAAAAGAGGTTCTGATAACAATTCAGGCTATTTTGACTTCAGTACATCTAATGCAGGTACAACATCAATAAGAGCAAGAATTACGCAAAGTGGAAATTTATTAGTTGGCACTACAACTGAAAACGCATCGGGCGGTGTGCTTCAAGTTTCCAACGGCATTACATTCCCCGCAACTCAATCAGCATCATCAGACGCTAATACCTTAGATGACTATGAGGAGGGGGTTTGGACACCTACTGATGCTTCTGGTGCTGGATTATCTTTTACTTCAACCGAGGGTTTTTACACAAAAATAGGAAATGTTGTTTATGTTTCTTGTTCAGTAACTTTTCCATCAACGGCAAGCGTTGACTCAGCAAAATTTGGTGGATTGCCATTTACAGTAAAAGATAGTAACCAAAATGTAAGTGCCGCTTCTATTGCACAAACAAATGCATTACGAAGTGATAATTTTACTTATGTTAATAACACTACACAAATCGCCATTAACACAAATGGAAACGCTGATGTAACTAATGTTACATACTCAACAAAATTTATTAACATATCAGGCTTTTATTATGTTTAATTAACTCGGCCATATTAGCCAAGTCGGACACTTAACTTAAAAGGAAAATCATGTCACTTACCAAAACCACAGCCGTAGACCAGATTACTGTTCAAGAGAACGGCATTGTTCTTTATCGTGAAGCTACACGCATCATGGAAGATGGCAATCAAATCAGCCAAACCTACCATCGTTCAAGCCTCACACCCGCACAAGACCTGACAGGTGTTCCAGCCAATGTTGTTGCAATCTGCAATACAGTGTGGACTGCTGAGTGCATTGCGGCTTATCAAGCGGCACAGGCTGCTAGAAATGCCTAATCATAGAACTTGGCCTGTTGCGCCACAATAAGGAATAATCATGGCTACATCTTATGAAGATATTGTTCAAGGGGCTTATGGAGCTATTGGGCGAACAGGTATTGGGGCTAATGTAGGTCAAATTGACCCAGAGGGATTTAACTTTTGGTTAGATGCTCTTAAAGCGGGTGTTGTTACTCCAGATCAATTGTATGCTAACTTTAATAAGTCTGTAGCTGAAACCATACAACAACAACCACAAGTCGCTAATTCACAAGCGGTTGCTGCTTATATTGCCGCCAATCCTTTGGCTACACAGATAGACCCTACCAAGGTTGTAGCTGTTGGAGACTCTACAACTTGGGGTTATAACGCAGGTAATCAAGTAGCAGAAAACATGGTTACTACGGCTCAAAAGGCTTTAGGTAGTGACTATTCTGTTTCTAATTTGGGTATCAATTCAACAACTGCTGGTGACTTTTTAAACAGTACTGACTTTGATAAAGCACTATCAAGTGGTGCTGGTACTGTGGTATTGAACTATGGTATGAATGAGGCATATCGCAATGAAGACCCCGCTACATTTGCCAAAAATCTATTAACTGCTGTTCAGACACTTCAAGCTGTTGGCAAGAAGGTTATTCTTCAAACTCCTAATTCAACAGGTTCTTCCACAAAACCCGAAGATGCTTGGACACAGAATGTAGGTGCATACGCTAATATTGTTAGAGATGTTGCCAAACAAACAGGTACAACACTTGATGATAAATTTACTTATACAAGTACTTTAACAAATGCAACTTCATCCGCAGACATTGTTCACCCAACGGCTGCTACTTATGGTTTATTGGGTACTAACTTAGCTGATGCTATTAAAACAACCACTACTGGAGTAGCCCCTAAAGCTATTTCTGTTACTGCTCCTGTGGTATCGGCTCAAACACCATCATTGGTGGCTAATCAAGCAACAGCTCCTGTTGATCCTACAGTCAAACTGTTCCAAGATACTTTAGGTAGAGCGCCAACTCAAGGAGAAATTGAGAGATTTGGTGGAGATATTAAGGAAGGACAACTTAGTAACTTCCTTGGTTATGCACGAAATGAAGCTGTTAATACTTTGCCCTCAACAGGCGCAGCAGCTAATATTGCTAGTCAGATTTTGGCTCAAGGAACTACCGATAAGTGGGATGGTCAGGGTTATGGTTCTCCTGAAAAGAATGCCTATGACATGGGTGTAATGTTGGCTGGTCAAGGGATTAAAGATATTAAAGACTTTGGACAACGTACTACCCCTAATGGCAAAACAGAGTTCTTCAATAAAGCCACAGGAGAGGCAATTAAGCCTTTCTATGATAAAGCAGATGGAAATATTTGGGGAGGAACTTTTGCTGGAAAAGACTCTACTGCTTATGGTGTTGAGTTTGATGCTTCTGGCAATCCTCTTTTTTATTCCGTATATGGTGGTGATAGTTCTGATGTTCCAAGTTGGGTAAAACCTGCCTTAATCATTGGCGGTGCTTATCTTGGTTTGAATGCCGCAGGTCTGTTAGGTGGTGCAGGAGCAGCAGCAGGTACAGCAGGTGTTGGAAGTTTGACGGCAGGTATAACATTAGCAGATATTGCGGCAGCAGAAGCCCTATTACCAACAATTGGTGGTGCTGGTGCAATTGCAGGTGGAGCAGGTTTATTGTCTGGAGGTGGAAGTCTTACAGCAGGTTTTACTCCAGCACAAATTGCGGCAGCAGAAGCAGGACTACCATCACTTGGCGGCAGTCTAACGGCAGGTTTAACGCCAGCGCAAATTGCAGCAGCAGAGGTTGCCTTACCAACGTCAGGAAGTTTGACAGCAGGAATGACAGCGGCACAAATAGCGGCTGCAGAAGCAGGATTGCCTGGATTAACAGCCGCAGAAACAACCGCATTGTATGGAGGCGCAAGTAGTCTGACGGCAGGTTTAACGCCAGCGCAAATTGCAGCGGCTGAAGCGGGATTGCCTGTTACTACTGCCGCAGGAACTGTTGCGGGTTCAAATTTATTAACTGATGCCGCTACAAGAGCAGGTGTATCAACCGCAGTAAATAGTGTTCTTGGTGGTGGAACAAACCTTGGGAATATTCTTAATACTGGTTTAACAACAGGCGCAGGTCTTCTACAGCAACAAACATCTCGTGAAGCGGCTATTGCTGCCCAAAAAATGATTGATGCTGAGACTGCTGCCGCTAAACAAGCTGCTGCTTTCAGACCTGTTGGAATGACTACTCGATTTGGTACTTCACAGTTTGGCTTTGATCCTAAAACTGGTCAAATGACAAGCGCAGGGTACACATTAAGCCCTGAAGCCAAAGCACAGCAAGACAGGTTCATGGTTTTGTCAAACCAAGGTCTTACTCAAGCAGAAGCGGCACAGGCTCAATTTGCTCCTTTGCAAACAGGCGCTCAAAGTTTGTTTACTCTTGGTAATAAATACATTGCTCAATCTCCTGAATCGGTTGCTCAGAACTATCTAAATCAACAGATGGCTTTGTTGCAACCAGGTAGACAGCTAGAGTTAGCTACATTGCAAAACAGACTGCAACAACAAGGTCGTGGTGGTTTGGCTGTTGCTCAAGGCGGCACTATGGGTGCTACAACTCCTGAACTACAGGCTTTGTATAACGCTAGAGCGCAACAAGAAGCTCAATTGGCGGCTAATGCTCAACAAGCTGGTCAACAACAGGTTGCATTTGGTGCGGGATTGCTTGGTCAAGGCGCTGGCGCAATGGGTCAGTACTATGCGGGTCAACAAGCCGCTTATGCTCCTTACACGACTGCAATGGGTCAGGTTCAGGCTCTAGAAGCCGCAGGACAACAACCATTTACTCTAAGCTCACAACTTGGTCAAGCGGCATCTACTGCGGGTGCTAGGGCTGGTGCTTTGGGTCTAGAAGGTGCAAATATCAGCCAAAGACTTGCTACAGGTGCTGCCGCTACTACTAATCCATACGCTACTGCATTAGGTGGTGCAACTTCTAATCCTGCATTCGCTCAATTGTTGAGCAATATTGCTAGTGGATTGTTTAGCGGGACTCCACAAGCAAGTTTGACAACAGGATTTGCGCCTTCCTCAATAGCGGCAGGAGAATCTGGATTGCCTGTTGACTATAGCTTTCTTTACAGTTAAGGAATTATCATGGCAGACAATATCGTAGCAGGTCTTTTTGGCCTAACACCAGAAATGTATGGTGAACAACAACGTAGAGGTGCTTTGCGTGAGGGTATTGAACTTGCACAGCTAGACCCTGCGGCCCGTGGTGCGGCAATGACCTATGCGGGTGCTAGAGGGCTTGGTGGTGCTATTGCAGGTGCTATGGGCATAGAAGACCCACAACTAAAGCTAATCAGTGCTAGAAATACTATTGCCCAACAGATAGACCAATCTAACCCTGAGTCCATCTTAAAAGGCGCTCAGATGTTGGCACAAATGGGCGACCAACAAGGTGCTTTTGCTCTTGCAGACGTTGCTCGTAAAGCACAAGAGAGTATTGCTCAAACACAACAAAGACGGGCGGCAGAGCAGTCTTCTTTGGCTACTGCGGCTAAAACTCAGCTTGGTATTGACCAAGAAAACAAACTTCGTACTGAGTTGTCTGCACTTGGCCCTAATGCAACACAAGATCAAATTCTTGCTGTACTAACAAAGTATGGTTCTCCAGATAGAGTACTTGCGGCTTTACAAGGTTCTGCTGATAAAGCGGCACAAAGAGAAACTACTCTTCAATTAGGTCGTGAAAAAATTGAAGCTAAATTAGAGTCTGATCTTAGACAAGCAAAAACTGATATAGAAAAAGAGCAAATGAAAATTGAAGCAAGAAAAGAACTTGCTCAATTGATGGCATCTCTCAAAGGCCCTAGTTCGGCAGTTCTTAAAGCCCAAGAAAAAGCTGAAAAAGTTGAAGAAGGTCAACTTGCTTTGGGTGACACCCTTTCTACTGCACAAACTTTGGTCAAAGATTTAGCCAAAATGGGTGGCATGACAAGTACTTCAAAAGGCCCTCTTGCAAACTTAATTACATCTTTGCAAACAGGAACTGTTGGTCAAATGGGTGGTCGTGTATTTGGTACAAAAGAACAAGCAAAACGTGATGAGCTAAAAAGCATCCGATTGCAATTGCTAAATGCTGTAAAAGAAGCTACAGGCATGAGTGCTCAACAACTTAACTCCAATGTTGAATTGAAAACATACTTAGATTCTCTTGGTAGCGAAGGAATGACAAAAGAAGCAAACTTGGCAATCTTAGATAATTTATCAAGGCGTTACCTTAAAGGCTCTATGAATACTTCAACAACAGGTGTTGGTACTGCTCAAAATCCGATAGTTTTAAAGTAAGGAATTAAAATGCCTGTATATCAATATGAAGGCAAGCATTATGACTTGCCTGAAGGTCTTAGTAATGAACAAGCAATTGCAAAAATTCAAGGCTATTTAGGCAAAACAACTACGCCTGAACAAACTGCACCAGTATCAAACTTGGAATTGATGTTTGGTGCTGGCAGTCCTATTGCCAGAACAATCAAAGGTGCGGTAGTTGACCCCGCATTGGCTGTTAATCAGTTGTTAGCAAGTACGGGTTTGTTTGGTCAAGATATTAAGCGAGGCGCAACCCAACTTGTTAGTGATGTTGAACAAGCAACCACTGAAGGTCGTGCAAGAGTTGGAAGTAGTGGTTTTGACCCATACCAGACGCTTGGTAATGTTATAAGCCCTGTAAATCGTTTAGTTGGTGTTACACAAGCACCACTTCAAGGTGCAGGTTTAATGGCTAACATAGCCCGATCTGGAAGCACTGGTGCGGCTTTAAGTGCCTTGCAACCAGTAAATGCTCCTGTAGAACAGTTTGCTGAACGTAAATTAGAGCAAATGGCTACTGGCTTTGTTCTTGGCCCTGTTGTTGAAGGTGGCGTAAAGGCTGTTGGAGGTCTTTTAAATACACTAAAAGGTTTAACTCCTACTGGTCGTCAAGAGTTCATGCAAAAGCAATTAAATGAACTTACTGGCCCTGATCGAACAAAAGTGATTGAAGCATTGCGTGATGCTAAAGAATTAGTAAGTGGTTCTCGACCAACTGCGGCACAAGCAATTTCTGATATTCCTTCAGCAGTTGAACTTGCGGCAGCACAGAGTAAACTTGCTAGTAAAGCAAAAGTAGCAGGTCAGTTTCAAGAGCGTTTGGTAGAACAACAAGCGGCTAGGGCAAGAGAGATTCAATCTGTTGCTGGCACAGAGGCTCAGAGAGCTGCTGTAATTGCAAAAAGAGAAGAAGTAACAACGCCAATGCGTGAGGCAGCATTAGAACAAACCAATCTTGCAGGGCCTATCTTTACCAAGTTAGAAAAAGAGATTTCAGATAAGTTTAATAGCTTGGCGGCTGCTGAACAAACATCTGGCATGACAGGTTTAGCCGCAACAATTCAAAAATCTCTAGCGGAAAAAGGACGACCTGGTTGGTTGTCTGCGGGTGATATTGCGTCAGAAGCAGCAGGTCGTGCAAAGGCATACAAAGAACTTGCAGGTACGTTGCGTGGTGAAGCTCAATTAAAACAATTCCAACTTAATAGCTTAGAACAAAATGGATTCTTTCCATTACGTGCATCCGATTTAACAGAACAACTAGATAAAGCCATTCGTGGAACTGTATCTGACCAAAGCAAAGCTGTTTTGCAAGGTATTAGGGATAAAGTTGTTTCTAAGGCTGATGAAAATGGCTTGTTAAATAGCCGTGATGTATATGAAAACATTAGAAAAATATCCAATCAAGATGTGGCAAAAATGCTTAATCTTGGTGAGCAATATGCTTCTGGTGGAATTCCTCAACAAGCGGCTAAAGCCTTGGGCAGTGCAAAACAATTTATTGATGCATCATTAAACAAATCATCTGATGGATTGTGGGGTAAATATCTTACGTCTTATGCGGATTACAGTAAAAAACTTAATCGCATGGAAGTTGGAGACTATTTGTCTAAGAGTTTAAACACACCTTTAGGCAAAGAATCTGCTGGTGAATTTGCTACTGCCGTTGAGAACGCTGCGGGAACAATTAAAAAATCTACTGGAATTCCAAGGTTTGAAAAGTTGTCAGATGTTTTGACTCCAAAAGAAGTTGCTTCTGTAAATAATGTATTGGCAGACCTAAAAAGAGATTCAAAAGCAAAAGAACTTGCAAGAAAAGTTGGTGAGCTTGATATTGGTGGCCCTGAAATTTTAAAAGAAGCCCCACAACTGTTAAACAGAACATATACAGTAATGAAGGCGGCTGTTGAATACTTGCAAAGAGGTAATGCAGACGCTTACAACAAACAGATGGCTGAGTTGATGATGAACCCAGGTGCTTTGGCTCAGTTTATGACTGTTGGCATACAAAAAAGCAAAACCAATGATTTTGTTTCTTCACTAATGAAGTTAATGGATGCTCCAACTAGATCGGCATTTATTCAGTCTTTTACAGTACCCGCTGCGGCTAAAGAGGTTGGTGCTCAAGAACCTGTTATGGCAGAGTAATGAAAGACTTTGCCGAGGCATTTGTTGCGGCAGTCTTTCTTGTTTGTTTTGTCATTTATTGTAGTTATATTGTTATTTGGGCATTTCCGTGATCGCCTTTCTCTTGGCGGCAACCATAGAGTACCGATGTATTAAATGGACTTGGACTGGTGATGTTTACAACCGAAGGGTTGTATGC